TGCGACCCCTTGTGAATTTATCGGTTCATAATGTACATGGTAACTTCAAATCCGAAACGAATGTCTTTATAACTAGGTTTTTCCCAAGACATAGTACTTCTCCTTTTAGAAAAAAAAGGGGAACAAAATGTTCCCCTTTTACATCAAGGCGGTTGGTTAACCAACTCTTATTATTACATAAGGTTTGTAACTTTGACCTTCCTGTAGTACTTGTTAGTTGCACTCGTAATCGAGATTGCACCTTCAGCAGTTGCAGCAACTGTACCAGTATGGAAAGGATTAGCAGCAATACCATATCGGGTCTTGAAGCCAATCTTCGGTTGGAAAGTATGTTCTCCAACTGCACGAACCATTTGTAACGGAACGTATGGGCAGTAGAACATTCCAGCGTCATACGGTGAAGTACCTTTGTACCCTACAATGTAGTACTGAGAAGCAGCTACGTTTGCAGCGTAAGGGTCAACATACACTTTGTAGCGTCCATTTAGAACACCAGCAAATGTTGTAGTTGTGTCATCCACGTTTAGACCAGTGGAAAGGGCAGGAGTGTAATCCAACTGTCCAGCCATTTGCAATGCAGATGCAACGTCAGCAGAACATAGGATTATGTTACCTTTCCCTCTACGAGTTTGTTGACCGATTGCGTTAGCATCTCGTTCAATCGCAAAGAGAAGTCCCTTGAATTTTTCAACAGACCATCGACCGTTTGAGTCAGTGTCTAAGTCGAAGATACCAGCAGTCGTTGTATTGACTTGAGCACCTTTGACGGCAGTAACATAAATGTTACGAACAACTTCTCGGTTGATTTCTGCAAGTATTTCAGCAGACAGAATATTTGCAAGTTCTGTTTCTGCGTCAAGACCATGAATTGCTTTAAGGTCTTGTGCAAGTTCCATAGAATATTCTGCTTTAAGAGCTCTTGTTACCGCAGTAACAGTATGTTTCTCTATACTGAACGCCATTTCTCCGAATACGTTAGTACTAGAGTTATCACCCAATGCTTCACCCTGAGCAGCAGTCATACCTGTTGCACTTGTGTATGTTCCAGCAGAAGGACTATCGTTAAGAACAGCAGGGTTAGTTTCTGTAGAACCAATATCCCCACCACCGATAGTTCCAGCAGCGTTCTGGTTAGATATATCAGGAAATGCTTCGTCAGCAAGCGCTTCTGCACCAGTTTGAGAACTGAAACGTGAACGCATTGCGAAGATAAGTCCTGTTGGGCCAGTCATTGGCTGAACACCGCATATATCATATGCGATTAGGTTCGGCATTGAACGTCTGACCAGTGAAATTAGAATTGGATCCCAATTATCGACTGAACTTCCTGTTGAGTTTGTTGGTGCTGCTTCTGAAAGAAACGCACGATCTTCCCTGAGAGCCTTTTCTTGGTTCTCAAGAATTACTGTAGTGACTGCCCGCTTGTAACTATCCTCAATCTCTGGGAGATCGGGATGTTGAAGGACTGGCTGCCACTTTTCTTGTAGATGTTCTGATTGAAACATTAGAGCTTCTCCTTATTATTTTTCTACTTTTATTTATAAATTAACTTTTTTGCACTATTTGACCGTTCTACCTATGGCAGACATATACGCATCCATAGATGGAGTTAGATCAATGTCCTGTGCGGTGCCAGTGTCTACATCATCAACTGTTTCAGTCGCTTCTGTTATCGATCCTTTTGGAAAATAACTTTCTTTCAAAGTACCTAACTTTTCACGATAAGATTCTTCGTCAGAATAATCCACATCGTCTACCAACGACTTAAACTTTTCAATTTCTGTATCAGCCAAATCTTCAGAAACCTCAGATATGACTTGTTCCTTAACCAGTGTAGCATTATTATCCTTCAATGATACATTCTTCTCGATTGTTTCACTGAGTTTGCCTTCTAGTTCAGAAATTTTTTCAGATTGTGCTTCTAGCACATCATATTTTTCATCTGGAATATCAATGTAGTGATCTTCAAATAGTTGTTTCAAACCAGAAATGAAATCTTCTGCAATCTCACCTTTTAATCCACGTTCAATTGCGAGTTCATTTTCCTTCATCCATTCTTCTGTAACATAGTTGAGATATGTATCGACTTTATCAGTCATCTCTTCTGTTGCAGATTCTACACCTTCTTTCAGTTTTACTTCGTATTCGTTTTCGAGTCTTTCGATCTCTGTACGAATCTTAGATTTAACCGCAGCTTCAAACACTGTTGCAGCCTTACGTTTAAATTCTTCGGATAAGTCACCTTCACCATTTACGAGTGCTTCAACGTGTTCTGCAACGTCTACTTCCTTAACTCGTTGTTCGATGGCTTCCTTCTTGACTTCATCCATATCTTCTTCTTCGTCATCGTCATGTGCAGCATTTTTCATGTACATAGCATAAAGATTTTTCTTTTCAGTAGCACTCATTTTCTTCATCGCTTTTAACATCATCTCTTGTGCTTCTTTACCATTTTTTGGCATTTCTTCTTCAACTTCTTTTTCTTCTTCGTCATCTTCATGTTCTGCTTCTGCCATAACTTGACCATCGTGATCTATTTCATCACCAGCAGCAAGTTTATCCATCTTGTCGGGTTTTCCTTCACCCTTCTGCGGTGATTGACCACCAACTTCTTTTGCTTTAGCTGCAACTTTCTTTGCAGGCGCATCTTTTTGTTCTGGGTCTACTACTGCTTTGCCTGTGTCTTGGACTTCACCGTCTACTTTGTCCATTTTTTCAGCAGGAACAGCACCCTTTTTAGGAGCATCTTGACCATTGGCCTCTTCAAGTTCTAATTCTGCGAGAACTTCAGCTTCCAGCTCCTCAATTGATTTATCTAATTCGTTGTCCGCCATGGGGATTTCTCCTTATATTTCTATTAACGATTATTTATAAATTATAACATTTTGAGGAACTTTGCAAACTCCAAAGCATCCTCTTTTGCGTGTTTAGACCGAACTCTTTGTTCAACTCGTCCTTTCATACGCACTAGTTCGGCCTCTACAAGAGATCCATGATTCCAAACCCACTCTTTTCCTTCCATCATCCCTTCGACAAATGCGTTGGGTGCGGAAGGATCTGCAACAATGTCTGCCGCAGTTGCAAGATAGAAATCACTTCTAACGTAGTTCGCACCATTCTTTTGATCCAAACTACCCATTCCTCTAGAGGACACGCCTAATTTTGCACCTTCGTCCATGAGATTTTTTACAATCTCACCCATAGGTGTTTTCAGTATCTTTGCTTCACCGATGAAGTTCTTTCCATCGGGATATAATGCAGTAATTAAATGTGATGCACGTTCTAGATTTACCGTTGGGCCATCTGGGTGTCCCAACTCACCAAACGCACGTTTCTCGTTGATATACTCTTTGTTATATCTCTTAACTTCTTTCTGCAATACTTCCATTGGATATACTCGACCATTACGGTTCTTAATATCCGCTTGCATAAAGATACCTTTGATTTTGTAATTTTTATTACCGTTCTCTTTTTCTTCGCAGATGTATTCTACCTCATCTGAAAATTGTTCTGAAAATAACTTAACTGTTTCCATGATTCTGTCCTATACGGTTTGTACAAACGTCACTTCTTCAACGTGTACACCACCATCTGAACCGTTTGTTTCATTCTTAACAGATAGTGTGAAGTTGTCCTCTGCTCGATTGTATTGTAGGACAGTTTTACCAGTTGAATCCACACCAGACTCAGCAGTAATCGAATCACCAGCATTAGAAGAACTAGAATCCGTTCCGTCTAGTAAAATGTTGCCTGGCCCGTTATGCGGTTTTTCTTCTGGGTGTATGATTAAAGAACTAGATGCTTTTACATAAGTTCCATTTGTTGCGGTTACAGCAGTACCAGCAAGAGTAAGTTTAACAAATACGTCTTGCCCTGCAAACTCATTTATTCTTATACCACTGTTAGGACTTAGAACTAATCCAGTTAAAGTGTGTGCAGCATCATCTCCTAGAGTTGATGCGGTTATTGTACCTAAAGTTTGTACTCTTCTGAAAGCCATATCCTTATCCTCAGATTGTTAACATTTCTTTTTCAAAGTACCCTAATAGTTCCTTTTCTGGAACTTTGTACTTTTTAGAAACCATTTTAATAGTTTTATCAAAAGTATTTAGGAAATCTGAAGGTTTAGCATCCATTTTTTTAAAAATATCGTCAACAGCTTTCTTCATCTTCGGAGAAAGTTTTTTGTATCCCTTAGAAGTTTTGTGTTCATCCTTTTCAAGAACAGAACTATATACCTGATCAAACTTCCTCGGCATCTTCCTCAACCTCTGGAATAGTTTTAACAAAACTATTTGCAACCTCTTGTCTTTTTGTTTCCAGTGCAGCTCCAACCTTATCTGCCATTGCAGACTTGAAAGAATCTTCTGATTCAAGGTGACTTCCTTGTACTAACTTGTCTACTAAATCTTTAACACTCATTGTTGTCCTCCATTATCTTCTCCACCATACCTGTTAACACCATCGTTATCAGGCCCAAAATCAACTCCACCGTCTTCTGGATCTGTACCAGCTTCTTTATTAATCTCACCTTGCATATCGTCAATCTCTGCTTCAGTCATATTTAGGACGTTCTTCTGAACCCACTTCTTACTAAAGAATGTACCAACATAAGACTCAACTGTTTGTAAAACTTCTAGTCTATCTTTCAGAAGTTCTGCTTCCTTGAGTTCTGCAAAGTGTCCATCCTGTAAAAAGTCATACTGTATATGTTCTTTGATGTTTGTCCAATCTTCAAGAGTAACAACACCCTTGAGTATGAGTTGTGTTTTGAGTACGTCTGTGAACAGTGCAGTAAATTTCTTACGCAACCGTTGTACAAACTTAGTGAACTTGAGTTCGTCCCTTGTAATCTCTGTTGACCGTCCAAGACTAAATGATTGTTCTGCTTCCATACGAGAGACAGGTACATTTAGTGAACGATACAGTTTTCTCTGAAAGTAAACAATGTCATCTATCTCACCCAGATTAGAACCGCCAGGCAGTGTAGTGATTTCTGTTCCTCGACCACCTTCTCTACGAGGCAACCAAAAGTCTTCCAGCATACTCATGTGGTTTCGGTCATCTCGTATCTCACCAGTTGATGCGTTGTATACCAACTTGTTACGGTATCGGTTCATCACATCTTTAAGATATTGTTCTGCTTTCATCTTCGGTAGATTACCAACATCGATGTAGAAGATGCGTCTTTCTGGAGCTCTTGATATACGATAGATAACCAATGCATCTTCAATCATGCGTAGTTGGTTAACAGGTTTAATTGCTTTGTGCAAATAAGAAAGAACGTGTCCCTTGTTCTGGTCTATTACACCAGATGGGCAGTAACTAATACTGTCGGGTGCAATCTTTATACCTTGAGAGGTTCCATGACTTGCAAGACCTTTATCATTGTACAGATAGTAGTCCTCAACTTTTTTTATTAATTCTACACTTGAATTATCTTTAGCTTCTTTTTTAACCTCTCGTACTTTTTTAATTTTACTAGGGTCAATGTATCGTAACTCTTGAATACCTTTTCGTGGAGATTTTTTATCAATGACTTTGTGATAGAACATCCTTCCGTCAACATACCATCTGCGAAAGATATCATGACCCTTGACATCAAAATCAAGAAGTCTTAGAACCTCGTCAAATTCTTCGGTAATTTTCTTTTTAATTTTGGAGGGGTAAGGTAGTCTATCTAAAACAATAGATACAGCTTGATCCATCTCATTTGAGACAATACCTTCATTTACAATATCTTCGATTGCAGAATCACATTCGGGTTGTTGTGCAATGTCACGATACCTACGAACCAAATCCTGTTCAGTTCTTTCTCTACCATCGGTATCTAAAACTTGACCAAAGAAACCCCCACCAGCAATTTCTACAGTGCCATCGTCAGAAGCAGGGAGAGTAAATTTCTCTCCCCCGACATCTTTCATTCTTTCAAAACGGAATCCAAAAAGTTCAGCCATAATAACTCCTACTAGTTGTATTATTTAGTAGGTTTCAAATTAGAAGTTTACACCAGATGCTTCAAAGTGTTGATATCTCCAAGTACATTCAAAAGTTTCAAGTTCACCAGCTGATGCCGATGATAACTCAATATTTCCAATCGTTAGTGGATATGCAGATTTAAAAATATAAGTTTTCAAAACTGTTTCATCTCTGTCTAATTGTTCTACGAACAAATCAGTCTGATAATCAGCAGGAGCAGTAACACCAAGATTAGTTGACATATCATTGATACCATTGTTCCATCTTTCCATTGCGTTACGAATCATAAAGTCCGTATCGTTATAGAAAGTGGTTGTCCATGCTTCAAATTCTGGCCTGTCACCAGATACATAAATGTTTCTTCCTCTAAACGGTACTGCAATTTCACCAAGCGTCATGCCAGGCAAATTGGTTGCGGTACAGAGAAATGAAGTTCGTCTAACATCAAGTCCAATTGCAATGCCAGGCGGTGGAGTGATTGTGACTCTAAACTGGTTAGCACGAGCACCCCCACCAATCAGGTTTGCTTTAAAATCGTCTATACTTGCCATCTTATTCTCCTACTACCCTTGAACTTCACTAAATGCGACACCAGTTCGTGTTGCAATAAAGTTCAGTGTTATAAAGTTAATTGACCTAGCAGGTTTAATGTAAATGTCTGCAACAAACTCGTTTCTGTCAATGACAAATCCTGTGTTGTTTGATGCATCACATATGACACTAAAATCTGTAATACCTCTACGTCCTTGAACATCTCTCAAGAAAGGTTCCACCAAACTTCTAAACTGAGCTCTTGTAAATTCATCGTTGAACTCAAAGAGTTGGAATTTAGATGCAGTTGCGATTGCCTTTTCAAGAACCAAGAACAATCTACGCACGTTGATTCTATCAAATGCACTTGGTTTAGCAAGAGCAGTTTTATCACCAAATAGCACGACACCTTGGCCTGGGAAGTTAACTATCGGGTTAATCCTTGCACGATAGAGAATGTCTCTGTCTGCTTTAGTTGGATTGTAAGAAAGTTTAATCGCACCTCTTACATTTCCTCGATTGTAACCGCCAGGCGAGAACCAAGCATCTGCAACTCTATCTGTAAATGCACAGAGTCCAGCAGTATCGCCATTCATTGGTACAAACCGATATACATCATTGTACTTGTCGTACATATATTTGTATGCACTGTCATATACCATATAAGAAGATGACGGACACAAATCAAATGCTGTCTTGACATTACTTGTTTGTGTAACTGAAGATGTTACGTTAACTGTTGCAGCCCTATATGGTGATACAAATCCTACACAATCCCTTCGTTTTTCAACAAGGTCTGTAATCATAGTTACATGAGTGTCCTGATCAGATGCACTGTCACCAGCACCACCACCAGGCCCACCTAAGACCAAGTTGACATCTAAGGATTCTGTGTCCTCAAATTTTCCGTATCCAGTTTTCAATTCTCCTGCTGATACAGAGTAATCGTCTGTTCCAGCAGATAGTTCATTTTTAGTTGGAGTATCTAAAACTGAATATCCAGATGTACCACTTTCCAGTGTAATATTACTGTCAGCATCTGTTCCACCAGAAGCAGTTTGGTTTAAAACAATATTGTCTCCAGCGTTTGAACTTGAACCGTCTGTTCCGTTCAATATGATTGAACCAGCTGCACCATCTACGTCTGTGCCCCAATTCGCACCAGAGGTATTATGATCCATCCAGAAAACAAATTCTGATTGTCTGTAAATTACGTCAGGATAATAGTTGTTATTACCTTGTGGGGTTTTTGCACTTGGGTTTTTAGAAAGTCTTGCAAATGTTTCTATAACCGCATTAGTTCTTTCTCCATTTGCATCAGCGTCAAATCCAGTGATATCTCCAGTTGTGTCATAAACAGCAACGTGTAACTCGTCAGCAGTTCCTCGACCATTCTGTGTAGCCCATGCAGATGTGCCTGGCGCACCATCAAAAAGGTCATAGAATCTCCAACGTCTGCGAATGTTTGTGCCACTAGATATGGTGCTTTGTAATCCTTGTCCGTTAGGGTCATCTTTTAGTTTAATCGTAATTGTTTCTGCACCACCTGTAGTATCTCTAGCAGTTACCTCGTATTCGTAACCTTCAGTTTCACCAAAGTTTACTAAGTCACCAACATTGATAACATCAGCGTCAGTTACGGATATGATTGTTTGTGCAGCCGCTTCCTCAGCACTTGTTGTAGTTACCGCAGTCTGTTCGTATGCGTTTGCTGTTGCACAAATGGAAACTCCAATCGAGTTACCCCATGTACCAGCAGACCTTGCGGCCCATTCACCACTAGAACCCTGACCACTTGCGTATGATGCAGAGTAATGGTCTGTGTCACGAATAAGAACTGCACTTCCAGATGCAACCGCATTGGTTACAGCAGATTCAGCACGAACAACTTTTAGTGAGTCAGAATATTGCAGAAAGTTAGCTGCAGTAAAAAAGAACTCAAAGTTGTTGGAATTAGGTTTACCAAAAACTTTTACTAATTGTTCTTCCGATGATATATCAGTTATGGAAGAAACTGGGCCCTTTTGGAAAGGCCCGCAGATTGCACCAATAGATGTTGCAACTGCTGGTACGACATTCGTTAAATCTACTTCGTTTACTTGAACGCCTGGCGAGACTAAGAAACCCATAGTATGTACTCCTATAAAAGAAATGTTTTAATCTTTTTTCCAAGTATTTATAAAAATTCCGTTTTACAAATCGTCAGTTTATATGCACTAAAACATATAAATAGAACTATGACAAACGCACATTACGAAAAATACAGTGAAACCATAAAAAAGGTTGCAAGAAGAAACTATCGCAAACGTGTTGCATGGCTAAACGAATACCTTGCTGACGAGTCCTGTGTGCATTGTGGTGAAAGTGAAACAGTCTGTCTCAGGTTCTACCCCCACGATGTAGAGATTCGTAAGCAAACCAAACGAAAAGGTATGAATAACGAAAGTCGCAAAGACGTTATCGAACTTATCGAAAAATCAAGAATAGTCTGTGCTAACTGTTGGATTAAACTTGATTACGATCTGATAGACTCTAATTACTCTTTTCTTTCCTGATTACCAGTTGGAATCATAGGTACGCACGACAGGAGCCCAACGAGTTCCATATTCATCTGTTATGTTTCCTATATTCTCATCTTCCAATCCATCAACAACAAAACCAAATGGCGCCATATCCTGTTCGAGTTGGTCTTGTTGTTCCCTATACATCTGTTGTCTTATGTTATGGTCTGTCAGTTCCTTGAAATACTGTTGGTCTGTTGTCCACGCAAAGATAAACATACACGCAACCAAGTCATCAGTGCAACCATCGTCCGCCTCAAATGATGAACCCTTGACAATAAAGGTAGATAGTTCATTGATACAGTCATAGTCCTGTACAATTAGTTTATTGTCCTCAACCAACTGTTTTAGATTAGAACACCCTATCTTCTTGACTGCTTTTGTGGTTCTTACCCCCATCTGAGCCTTACCCCCTGAGAATCCTCCACCTAGAATCTGGCCAGCGCGCCCACGCATGGAGGCCATAATTAGATTATCGTATTCCATATCATATTGTAATGCGTTTGCAACCTGTTCTCCGATGTCATTTACTTCTACCAAAACAAATGCTTCGTTATAAGCCTTTGCAACATCGTATATTTTACTAGGAAAGATGAGAGGTTTTATCTCATTATCCCTGTACTTCGCAACAATTCGATACGGAACTTCAGATACGTCAAAGACAATGAACGCAGAGTAGTCGTTAGATGTACCCCTCGATACGTCAGCTGTCAACAAATATGTCCGTCCTTTTTGCGGTAACTCATAAACATCTAATCCTTTGTGTGAAGTTTCTGGGTCAAGGTATGCAAGTGTTTTTAGTTTGTGTGGTATAATCAGTGTATCAATCGAACCAAGAAACTCACACTCAAACTCTGTGTTGAACTGTGACTCAGATGTATTCTTAATCGTTTCTTTTTTCCATTCCTCATCACGGCCTGGCACTTCACTCCAATGCACCTCAATCGGAACGTATGTGTTTCTCTCATTCTCTGCGTCTGTCCAGAGTTTATAGAACATATTCATACCATGTGGTGTGGATACAATCATCACCTTTGTTGTTTTACCAGATGATATTGTAGGATATACCGAACTAAAAAACTGCTCTGCAACATTTGATGGAACGTATGCAAACTCGTCTAGAAATATAATATTGTATGAACCACCACGAACTGCACTTGCAGATGTAGACGATGCAAGTATCTTAGAACCGTTTTCTAATTCTAAACTTCCCTTGTTCCACGACATCACTCCCTGTTGCAACCACTTAGGAAGGTGTTCATATGCGAGTTGTAACCGTCCTAACAAGTCCCTGGCAGTCGCGGCCTTGTTGGCTAGTATCGCAACATTGACATTGCCATTGAATAAGACATAGTGCAAAAGGTATGCGATAATTGTTGTGGATTTGCCCGACTGTCTTGGGAGTTTGCAAATTGTAAAACGATTTTTGTGAAATGTACCGACCATCTCTTTTTGAAAGTCGTACATTTTGAACGGCACTAGTCCTTCATCAAGGGAAACAATTCGTATGTAGTTTTCGATGAAGTACAGAGGGTCTTTCATACATTGCGTGTATTCATCAATCTGTTCCTCTGTCCACTCAACAGATACATTAGCTCTCTTTAGGTTAGGATTACCTAGATAGTTATTTCCATTCTGGAGCATTTTTAAACTCTCTATTTTTTATCCTTCAAT